AGGAAATCGACGGATACGATGCCACGGCATACACCGACGATCTGTACAACGCCGTTCTTCTGAACGGCAACAGCGACCTGCCTGTGCAGGATGGAAACTAAGGAGAGTGTCGACATGAGTGCTACCAACGCAACGCAGTTCTTGCAGCTGCCGCAATTCGCTGCGACGGACAAGCCGACATGGCTTGGGGACTTCAACGGCGCAATGTCCAAGATCGACACGGGCGTTGCGTCCAACAACAACAAAATAACGGAACAGACGGGACAGATCGCTGCCGTCCAGAAAATGGCGGAGAATGCAAGTGTTACGGCCAACAAGGCGATTTCCGTGGCTGAAAGCGCCACGCAAGATGCAGCAGCCGCGTCATCCGCAGCATCGAACGCCCAGACAGACGCAAATCAGGCGCTTTCAAAGGCAAATTCGTTGGAAAGCCGGTTCGAACTGGTGAAGTTCGGGCAGGTAACACAGGCGCTGATGACGCCATCCAGTGGGTTGACTGTTGGGAATTCATTGATCAGTTACGCCCTCAATCAGGACGGGACATACGGCAAGGTATACGGGCGCATACAGGTGACCACGCAGACCGGCGCCAGCGGGCAGCGCGTGACGTTGAAAGCGGGCAGCATACCGTTCAAGAAACCGCCTTCGACCGTGAAGGTGACGTTCATAGGCATCACGTCATGCACGCGTGTTGGGACGAACGACATAGAACGCATAAACATTGCTGACATGTGGCTGGAACCCGATGGCTCGTGTAGCTTCTCTTCCATGTCCACACCGTGGACTGATGAACTAGTCAATATAGACATACTTGCCATTCCTGTCTATTTTAAGGACTTCGGAGACATGGGGGTGGAGGAACTGGCTTCATTGATGAACGAACCGGAAGCGAAGTTTCTCGAGGCTGTTAGAAGCGTGTAATGGCCATGGCGGAAGTCCCGGACAGCGGAAACCCCAACTTCTTCTCGCTTTTCAACGGAAGCCACGTGGCGGAACTGGTCGGTTCCGCCTCCACCTCGAACGTCTTCATGCTCACTTCCATGAACACCGTGCAGTTCCTCGGGGACTGCACGGCGGGAGCGGACGGCAG